AAGGAAACAATGTCAAGCGAACCTCACGAAAGTGAAGCCCCAATGGTAGCGAGAGCTCCCAACGCTCGGGTTGTAAAACCGAGTCGCGGTCCCGAGAAATCCCTCAGCCGTGTAGCACGGGGAGGGAATAGGGATGCGAGCAACAGGAACGGGTTGCAAAAGAAGAGAAACCGTCGGTTAGGACGGGAGAAGAAGAAACTGGACAGGAATGGTGGAGGAATCAGGGAGTACCTTTCCCTTCTGTTCGAGGTTCTGTGTGCCCTTGGTTATCGGGCACGCAAGTCAGAAAAAGCGGAGTTTGTTCAGCGTGAGTGGCTAAGGATGTCCGGGGGTAAAAACCCAAGACTCCAGCCTGGCTACGTGTGGTTCAAGATTGTGAAATACAAGCTTGATGCCTTCGTGGCCATCTTCACGACAGACGAGGGAAGTATACCAACACTTCCCAAGGCTCCACAGAACTTCATAACAGAATCAATCGATCCGAACTTTGGAGATAATCCGAAGTTTCTCTGCGGGGGCAGGCCCGGCAGATTCATCACCAAGCTCATCAAGAACGAGAAATCTAAGATGAGCCTACTCCAATCCTTTAAATCGCTGAAGCAAGCGTGCCCCAGCGTACCCGCGAAGTTCATCAAGGAGAGTGTGGAGGAGGAATTCAACACACTCACGCGTGAGCCCTACGGGCTGCCCGAGACGGTTAATCCGAAAGACTACGAGGATCTCCTCGAAACCTTTCAAGGACAGGTCGCGGACATGGAAGATTGGGTAGATCCCACAGATTGGACGAAAGAGCATCCCGGCCTAGCTCAGGCCAGGGGTTCTATCAAGCAACTCGAGAATCTTCTCCTCATAAGAGAAGGACTCAGGAGGACGGTTGACGAGCTGTACAGAACAGCTGGACCCGTGCAGTTCAAGGCAATCATGCCGAGCACCTCGGCCAACTACATTGATAACAATGAAGCGGGTGGAAGTGTTGCAACACTACTGTCTGAACCTGAGTTTGAGTTACTGAGACGTCCTGGTGGATATGTGGTGACAGGTAATGAACGGATGGAAAGGACCTTAATGGAGGAAGCTGAAGACTTCGATAGGACATATAAGGAAATCGATGAAACTGAGAGTCAATGGCTCAAGAGGGAGCTCCAAGAAGCTTTCTTGGAGAGGAACAACGCACGATGGGACCAGATGAGAAAAGACATGGCGTATCCGGGCTACGATAGACCGGGCCTCGAAAAAGAGGTAAGGCGCACAATCTTCTCAGAAGACCTGGAGGAGAGATTCTACAAGGACCTACTGGAACTGTGCATTCAGATGTGTGGTAAACCAGGAAGAAACTTCCTGGGTGACGACCTTCCGAATGCCGTTCTAGTAGGACTGGATGAACCCCTCAAGGTGCGGGTCATAAGTAAGATGGATCCATATCTTATGACATTGTTCAAACCCTTGCA